AACAGATTTAACATCTGTAAGATGCCACGACAGACTGGTAAATCTACCACTGTGGTTTCTTATCTTCTTCACTATGCTCTGTTTAATGACAGCGTAAATATTGGTATTCTTGCTAACAAGGCATCTACAGCAAGAGAGTTATTGGGAAGACTTGCTACGGCATATGAAAATTTGCCAAAATGGATGCAGCAAGGTATTTTAGTATGGAATAAAGGTAACATTGAGTTAGAGAATGGTTCCAAAATCCTGGCTGCTTCGACATCTGCCTCAGCTGTTCGAGGAATGTCATTCAATATTTTGTTTTTGGACGAATTTGCATTCGTTCCAAATCATATTGCTGATTCGTTTTTTGCCTCTGTTTATCCTACTATTACTTCTGGTAAAAGCACTAAAGTCATTATTGTCTCGACGCCACACGGAATGAATCATTTCTACCGCATGTGGCATGATGCGGAGAAAAGTAAGAATGAATATGTACCAACTGATGTTCATTGGTCAGAGGTTCCAGGTAGAGATGATCTCTGGAAAGAACAAACCATTGCAAACACTTCAGAACAACAGTTTAAAATTGAGTTTGAGTGTGAGTTCCTTGGATCTGTTGATACTCTGATTGCTCCAAGTAAGTTAAAATCATTGGTATATGAATCACCAATCACACAGAATGCTGGATTAGATGTATATCAACCAACAATAAAAGGACATGACTATGTGATGACGGTTGACGTGGCAAGAGGAGTAGGAGAAGATTACTCTGCTTTTGTTGTTATTGATATTACACAATTTCCACATAGTGTTGTTGCCAAATATAGGAACAATGATATTAAACCAATGTTGTTCCCCAACATCATCTATGATGTAGCAAAGAATTATAATAACGCATTTATCTTGTGTGAGGTAAATGATATTGGAGATCAAGTAGCAAGTATTATTCAGTATGACCTAGAATATCAAAACTTACTGATGTGTTCTATGAGAGGTAGAGCAGGTCAGATTGTCGGACAGGGTTTCTCTGGTAAGAAGACACAACTTGGTGTCAAGATGAGTAAGACTGTCAAAAAAGTAGGAGCACTCAATCTTAAAGCAATGATTGAGAGCGATAAACTATTGTTCAATGATTATGAGATTATCTCAGAACTGACTACGTTTATTTCCAAGAGCAACTCATTTGAAGCAGAAGAAGGTTGTAATGATGACCTGGCAATGTGTCTCGTCATTTATGCTTGGTTGGTCCAGATGGATTATTTTAAAGAATTGACTGATCAGGATGTTCGTAAGAGATTATATGAGGAACAGAAAAATCAAATTGAACAAGATATGGCACCGTTTGGTTTTATGAACAATGGTCTTGATGATGACACTTTTGTTGATAAAGATGGGGACAGATGGTTTACTGATGAGTATGGCGATAGAGCATTTATGTGGGACTATCTCTCATAATGGATTTTGATGGTCAGATAAAACTTGGTCATCTTCTTTTACAAGATAGAAGATGTAGAATTTGTGGCGAAACAAAAAATTTAGTTGATGGATTTTATAGAACTAGAAAAAATCGAGGAGCAGTTGCATCTTCATATTCATATGAGTGTAAGGACTGTACAATCAAAAGAATTGTAGAATGTAGGAAAAAGAAAACACCATTTGTTGATTGGTCTTATCCAGATTGGTAGTTCACGCCACATTTCCCCACTGAAAGTGCTCATAATTCTAAATAATTTCAGATAAACTGAGACCACGGAGAAAAACATGGCAACTCCTCAATTATCTCCTGGCGTACTAGTCAGGGAGGTTGACCTAACAGTAGGAAGAGTTGATAACATTCTTGATAACATTGGTGCTATTGCAGGACCCTTTGAAATTGGACCCGTCGAAGATCCTATCGACGTTACTAACGAGCAGGAACTTATCGAATATTTCGGTAAGCCTCTTTCGACAGATGCCCAGTATGAATACTGGATGACCGCATCGTCCTACTTAACATATGGGGGTATCCTTAAAGTTGTTAGAGTTGATGGAGATGAACTTAAGACTGCAAACGCTGGTGTAGGAATTGCCAACACCACAACTCTTAAGATCAAGAACTACGACGACTACATCAACAACTATACTGAAGCAACCAACTTTACTTACGCTGCCAAGAATCCTGGTCGCTATGCAAACAATTTAAAAGTTTGCTGGATCGATGACATGGCGGACCAGATCATCGGTATCGGAACCACGAACCCTGCTGCTCAGGGTGCTGTGGTTGGTGGCGGTGTTACCGCTGCTCTCTCGGGTGCAGTCATTGCTGGTCTTGGAACAACTTCAGCATTCAACGGATATCTTAAGGGTATCATCACCGGTATCAATACGGATGCTAGTGCAGGAAATAGCACAATCGACGTTAAACTCGTTTCTCGTGTAGAAACAGTTGGTGGTGGGGCAACTGAAACTAGAATTAGTTACACCGAAGGAACAACCTTTGGATCTATCAAAACGACATCCTCTCTGAGATATGTCAATAGTGCTGGCGTCAACACAGGTAGATCTGCAACAACCGCAGTTACTCCAACTAGTGCAGTTGACTGGTATGATCAACAGACTTTGGGTCTAACTAATCAGACAATCTTCTGGAAAGAACTTGCACCAAAACCCACTGCTAACGTATTCGTTACTGACAGACAGGGTTATAATGACGCTGCTCACGTTGTCATCGTTGATGACACTGGAACGATCAGTGGTATTAAAGGGAATATCTTAGAGAAGCACATCAGTCTTTCTAAAGCATCTGACGCTATCTCTAATGTTAACGCACCTCAGAGAATTTTCTATGAGTCCTATCTCGCAGATTTCTCTGAATATATCTACGCTGGTGGCAATCCATCCAGCGCAATCGATGCGTATCATGGAACTGCTCCTAGAGCAACTGGATTTACTACTTACTCTGGTGTTAAATCTACCGCATTTGTACCAGTCTCTACAGGAGATGGTCTCTGGAACCAAGCAGCACAAGGAGTAACTTTCGCATCAATCGGAAATACTTCTTACACTTTGGCTGGTGGTGAAAACTACTCTACCAGCGGTGGAATGCGTCCCGCTCTCGGTAAAGTTATTGGTGGTTACGATCTCTTCTCCAACAGAGAAGAAATCGCAGTTGATTATCTAATCATGGGTCCTGGTGGTTTCAACTCTGAGTTTGAGTCTCAAGCAAAAGCAAACAAACTAATCTCTATTGCAAATAGCAGAAAGGATTGTGTTGCTACCATTGGACCACACAGAGCAAACCTGGTTAATGTAACCAACGACGACACACAGACTAACAACCTGATTAACTTCTTTAGTTCACTGCAATCTTCTTCTTATGCAGTGTTTGATTCTGGTTATAAGTACATGTTTGATAGATTTAATAACAAGTTCCGCTATGTCCCATGTAATGGTGACATTGCTGGATTGATGGTTAGAACTTCTATCGTTGCTTATCCTTGGTTCTCACCAGCAGGTCAACAGCGTGGTATTATTAACAACGCTGTCAAACTTGCTTACAATCCAAATAAAGCACAAAGAGACAAACTGTATCCACAGAGAGTTAACTCCGTTATCACTCAACCTGGATTAGGAACTCTCCTCTTTGGTGATAAGACTGCTCTAGGTTATGCATCTGCCTTCGACAGAATCAATGTTCGCCGCCTGTTCTTAACAGTTGAGCAAGCACTGCAAAAAGCAGCAGAGGCACAACTCTTTGAACTCAACGACGAACTGACCAGAGCAAACTTTAGAAACATCGTTGAACCATATCTCCGCGATGTTCAGGCGAAGAGAGGACTCTTCGGATTCCTGGTTGTTTGCGATACGACAAACAACACTCCTGATATCATTGATAACAATGAGTTCAGGGCAGATATCTTCCTGAAGCCTGCGAAGTCTATTAACTTTGTCACACTTACCTTCGTAGCAACGCGAACCGGCGTTGACTTTGAAGAAGTGGTTGGCCGAGTTTGATCTTAGAACTAAATAACTAAAGGAGGATAGCAACCATGGCAACTTCAAGAGAAAATAAAACTATTTCTCAGTTTAAGTCAGCACTCGTAGGGGGCGGCGCACGCCCCAATCTATTCGAGGTAGAACTGACTACGTTCCCTGATGCTGCAGCAACAGCAGATTGGGATCCAAACAACTTTAGATTTATGTGTAAGGCAGCTCAGTTGCCTGCTTCGACAATCGCAAATATTGATGTCCCATTTAGGGGTCGTATTTTCAAGGTTGCTGGAGACAGAACTGTTGATACCTGGACTGTAACCGTCATTAATGACGAAAACTTTGCAGTCAGAAATGCATTTGAAGAATGGATGCAGGGCATTGCTAGATTGGAAAACAATCTTGGCGCAACTGATCCAAGTGCGTACATGGCAAACGCAACTGTTTATCAACTCGGTAGAGGTTCTACCTCAAGCAGTAGAGATAGCAGTGGTGAATCTAACGCTGTTCTTAAGGAATATACCTTCGAGGATATCTTCCCAACAGAAATCAGCGCGATTGACCTGAGCTATGATTCTTCGGATACAATCGAAGAATTTACCGTCACCTTCCAGGTTCAAACCTTCACGTTGACTGGAGCAGGCGGTCCTAACGGTTAATAAATAGTAGAAACTTAGAGTAAATTAAATAATGTCAAAATTATTTGGGTTCTCGATAGAGGACAATGAACCACTATCTCCCGGAGCGGTCTCCCCTATTCCTCAAAATAATGAGGATGGGGTTGACCACTTTGCGAGTAGTGGTTTTTTTGGTTCTTACGTTGACCTTGAAGGTGTTTATCGAACTGAGTTTGAACTGATCAAAAGATATCGTGAAATGGCATTGCACCCAGAGTGTGATAGTGCCATTGAAGATATTGTAAATGAAGCAGTTGTTTCTGACTCTAGCGATAGTCCTGTTGAGATTGAACTTTCTAACTTAAATGCCAGCGATGGTATTAAGAAAAAAATTAGATCAGAATTTAAATATATTCTTGATCTTCTAGATTTTGATAAAAAATGCCATGAAATTTATAGAAATTGGTATATTGATGGACGTATTTTTTATCACAAAGTTGTTGATCTGAAGAATCCTCATGAGGGTATTCAGGAGTTGCGTTACATTGATGCGATGAAGATGCGTCATGTTCGCACACAAAAGAAAGACAAAGAAAAGGAATTAAATAAACTCAATCCATTGAAGAATGATCCAATGGATTACGATTTTCCTCAGATTGAGGAATATTTTCTCTACAATCCCAAACCAAGATATCCCTCCGGCAACCCAATTCAGACAGGAGCAAGTCAAGGTATTAAGATTGCTGCTGATGCAATTACATATTGTACATCTGGACTGGTAGATAGGAATAAAGGAAATACACTTTCTTATCTTCACAAAGCAATTAAATCGCTCAATCAACTCCGCATGATTGAGGATTCACTGGTCATCTATCGTTTAAGTAGAGCACCAGAACGTAGAATTTTCTATATTGATGTTGGTAATTTGCCTAAAATGAAGGCAGAACAATATCTGCGTGATGTCATGATGAGATATCGCAACAAACTTGTTTATGATGCAAACACGGGAGAAATTCGTGATGATAAAAAATACATGGCGATGCTTGAAGATTTCTGGCTCCCTCGCAGAGAAGGAGGACGTGGTACTGAAATTACTACTCTTCCTGGAGGTCAAAACCTTGGTGAAATCACAGATATTGAATACTTTAAGAAAAAGTTATACAGATCACTTAACGTCCCCCCGTCTAGAATGGATGGAGAAGGAGGATTTAATCTCGGAAGATCCTCTGAAATTCTCAGAGACGAACTGAAGTTTACTAAGTTTGTTGGTCGTTTAAGAAAAAGATTCTCCAACATGTTTAACGACATGCTGAAGACTCAATTGATCTTGAAAAACATTATCACTCCAGAAGATTGGGAGAGAATGAGTGAGCATATTCAGTATGACTTCCTCTATGACAACCACTTCTCTGAACTGAAAGAAGCAGAACTGATGAATGAGAGGTTAACTCTTGCTCAGACTGCAGAACCATATGTTGGCAAATACTATTCTCAAGATTATATTCGTCGTAAGATCTTGCGTCAGACTGATATTGAAATTCTTGAACAGGATAAACTGATTGAGGATGAGATTAAAAAAGGAATCATTCCTGATCCAGCAACAATTGATCCTGCAACTGGACAACCTTTAGATCCAGCAGCAAGTATGGACTTAGGTAAACCACAAATGGAACCTGAGATTGATGGATCTTCTACCGAGGCACCAGAAATGCCTAAAGGTGGTGAAATCTAATACATAAATACTTTTAAGTTGTATATCAATACTAAAAATGGATGACCTTTTGGATATGGTCGCTAGTGATGAGTCTCCATCACAAATTAGTGACAAGATTAAAGAACTTCTTTTCTCCAAATCTGCTGAAAGAATTGACGCATATCGCCCCGAAGTAGCAGCTTCTGTTTTCGACGGCGAAGATGTTGTTGATCAACTCGATTCTGAAGAAGAAATCGAGGATGAGGTAGAGGAAGAAGAGGGCGAAGAATAAAATAAATAAATAACTAGTAAATGATTGTTCTAGCATAATGACGGCGTTAAATCCAGTAGGAATAAATTCCGCCTTACCTATTGCCAGTGGAGCTAATAGGCGGGGCGTTGATCAAACTGCACATCAGTCTGAATACTTAAGAGTTGTAGCAAAAGGTGCGGGTTGTCACATTGCTATTGGAACTCTTCCAACAGCAGCAACGACTAATTTTTATGTTCATGCGGGTGAAGACGATATTATTAGTCTAGGTAAAGTCTCTGCTCAGAGAGTAGTTGGTGTTACCACTGGAACTACAACAATTATTGATTTCCCTGAGGGAACGGGTCAACCATTTGAGGTTGGTGATGCCGTCACTCTGACTGGTGTTCCATCTTATCTGACTTTCACACATAAAATTGTTGATTCAGTAAATACAACCGCAGGTGTAGGTGGTTTCTTCAATACTAGAATTATCGTTAATCACGATTCTTCTGGTATTCATACCAACTATGTCGCACAAACTCCTGGTCCTGGATATGCAGAACTAAGAGGTTCGTTTATGGTTGCCGGATATGGCGACGGAAGTGGAACTCTACATTATCAACAAGTTCAAAGAATCTAAGCAGAGTATCATGAAACTTATCAGAGAAGAGATCGAATCGGTAGAATTCATCGTCGAACAAAAAAACGGCAAGAAATCTCTTTATATTGAGGGAGTATTTCTCCAAGGAAACATCAAAAACCGTAATGGTCGTATGTATCCTATGGAAACTCTGCGCCGCGAAGTTTCTCGCTATAACGAAAACCATGTTGTTTCAGGCAGAGCACTTGGAGAACTCGGTCATCCCGATGGTCCCACCGTCAACCTTGACCGTGTATCACACAAGATTGTTTCACTGAAAGAATCTGGATCAAACTTTGTTGGCAAAGCAAAGATTTTAAGCACACCTATGGGTAAGATTGCTGCTGCTCTTGTTGAAGAGGGTGTAAGACTCGGCGTATCTTCTCGTGGTATTGGTTCTCTTAGACAAACAAAAGAGGGAATCAATGTTGTCGGTGATGA